CTCATCTAGTGGTATGAATATACTGATTTTTACATTTGGAACACCATATCCATCATTTACTATTACTCTGCCAGTTACAACACCGTAATCAGCACAGAACCTCGGATAAACGTCTTGTTGTCTTATTTTGAGTGAAAGAATTTCTAATTGGTCAAAATCTTGATCCAATTGTAAATTAATTTGTTTGTCAACTCCGATTTGTGTTCTGATTCTGTAACTATTGGACATAGAAATCCCTTTTTTGATAAATAGTAACACTACTATTTTTCAAAATGTAGTTTGTTAGAGTAGGAAATAAATTGTTAAGTAAAAATTATAGATTGATAGTTCTTTGTTCTAACAGTAATATCTCTGTTTGGAAATCTTATCTGATAAATTTGATTTGGTTCCGCGAATATTGTATTATCAACTAATGATATTTTTTTGGTTTCTAAATTAGAATAAGGCATCGATGTTTGTGCTGATGAATATTGTCCACCAACTTTACCAAAAATAGAAATGTCGTTTACACTTAAAACACCATTTTCGTTCTGAATAATTCTGAAAAGTTCAGATAACACTATATTTTGTCCCATACCACGAAACGCTGGACTGAAAAATGTGGTAATTTTGTCAATTATATTTGTAATTACAACTCCTTGATTTTGTGACGCATCCAATACCACAGATGTATCGACCGCAAGATCGATTACTTGTGCACTACCAACAGTTACGTAATCATTAATCATTCTATAATTCGAAAGATATTCAGCTAAATTATTTTTCAAAGTTTGAGAGACTTCAGACACCAACCTTCCATCTTGGTTGTACGAAAGAACATTGATATTAATTTTGTTGTTATTTTCTGTAACTGAAACTGTGGCGGGAGCGCCGAACTGTGGTGGCATATTTCTAATTACTGCTTCATAGTCTTGAATCGTTACAGCTCTATTTTGAGCACTGAAATTAAAAGTAACATAGTTTCTTACCTCTTCTGTTGATGGATACCCAGCCCCACCGATTGCGGCTACTGGGTTATTACAAACAAGTGAATTTACAACTTGATTGTTTACCGTTTCTGATGGTCCATTCACAAAAAAATTGACAGTACCGATTTGATTAATCACATTTACCCCAAGATTCGTTCCGAGCCCCCCACCAATTCTATATTGAATAAACAACGTGGTGTTTGCTTGTGGTATTGAACCCAAAGCTAATGAATTGTTTTGGTAACGTTGTATCTTGAGTGGGACATCTAGTGCTGTAAACTCACGTAATTGATCATCAGCTGTGTTAGTACCCCCTCCAAATGTTATTTTATAAAAACCTTCTGGTGTGTATTCTGTAATAAATCTTTGTTGGGTTTCTATGTACGTACCAACTTTGATAGCTGGATCATCTGATGGTTTAGATGGATCTTCAACAAAAATTCTACTTTCTGCTAATGCTGGAACTTCATACCATCTACCTTGTAAACCCAAAAATTCTTGATCGGTAGGAACATTTGAGTATGCGGTGCCAGGTTTTTGAATCATAGATGTGATACCCAAAACATTTTTTTCAGGTAGAAAAAAACTGAAAAAGGGTGTCACATCATTTGGTAAAATTGTTCTTTTGTAAACTTTGGTTATCCCATTTACAACGGTTTCTCTTTTAGTAATTGTATAGTTGACAAGATTATTATTAGTATCAAAATTTGGTATTTTCAATCTATTAGGCACACCATCCACATTAAATGGTGATGCAAAATTTACATCATAGATAGTTTCGAAGATTTGACCAGAACCGATCACTTGACTTCCTCTTCTTAATATTCCCAAATATCTCTCGTCCTCTTTATCCCCAAATGCTGGTACTGTTATTGAAAAATCTACTAAAGCAACTGAAGGTCTTTGACCTGGTATTTTTAGTCCATAAGTTCTTGCGATATTATAAATGGATGATCTTTGTTGTGCAAACTGGAGTACAGTCTCTTGAATACTCCTATCGATATTGTAATGAAGATTGTCTGCGACCGCAGCATTCAAATCCAAGAACACGGAAAATATGGCGGCATCATTGAAGTTATCTATTAACTCAGGATAATATGTCCTAGTGTAATTGATAAGTTCTTGTCTGATAGTTACAAAATCCCTAGCAGTGTATGATATTTTTCTTTCAGCCATATTAGATATTAATAATTACAAAATCTTTAGAATTAAATACATCATTAGAAATAACATAATCAATTCTAACTTTTGCAGTATATTCGGAAACATTTTGGTTTGGAATTGATAGTTCTGGGTTCACAACATTCCCAGCTGTAGTAACAGTCATACCAGCAGCTTCATCGGAAACAGCTCGTATAACTATATTTGTGACTTGTAAGTTGGGTAAAAATTGTTGTACCGAGTCACGAATTTCAGATTCTATTTCCGAAAATGTCGGTCCATCCATTGGTTGGAAAATATACTCGTATAATCTTGTTCCGAAATTGGGAAGAAAATATCGACTACCTTTTCTTGTCAAAAGAAGATGAATAAGATTTGTTCGGATTTCTTCAGCAACATATTCAGTTAGTTCCAAATACTTTCCTTCCATACTATCCACGAATGGAAAACTTATTCCATATGTCTTTCCTTGGGCCATACGAATAAATATATCACCTTGAATTTTGTGATATACTTTACGAACTACAAGTTAAACAATCTGGATCATCCAAAGAACAAACCTTGTTCAACATTTCTTCAGTAATAGTCAAATTATTATTTTCAATTTTAATTTTCGGTGTGGTTGTTTCCTCAGTTTCTAAAGATTTTAGTTGAGACATATCAACACCTAAACCTTTGATTGCTGAAGCTTTTGCCTTAGTTCTCAGGTAATACATACCTGTTTTAAGTCCCAGTTTCCAACCATACATATGTGCCGAGGATAGTTTAGATGGTGTAACATCCTGCATAAACAAGTTAAGAGATTGTGTTTGGTCAATAAAAACGGCTCGATCACGTGACATTTCCAAAATTGTTTTACCTTTCATTTCCCAAACAGTTTTGTAAACTTCTCTGATTTCTGCAGGTATTTCCTCAATCTTTTGGATTGAGCCATTCCCATCAAATAACTTTAATCTGATTTTATCGTTCCACATTCCAATGTTGACTAAATCATCAACTAGATGTTTATTGATAATTACAAACTCACCACTCAATACATTTCTTTTATAAAGATTTGTTGTGAACGGTTCAAAACATTCATTGTTTCCTAGAATTTGTGCGGTACTTGCTGTAGGCATTGGACTAATTAAAACCGAATTACGTAATCCGTGTTGTTTGATTGATTCTTTAAGTCCATACCAATCCCATAAACCAGATAATTGGTCGATATCAAAATCCCATAATTCAAATTGTAATTTACCTAATGAAGCTGGTGAACCATAATAAGAAGCATAAGTACCATCTCTTTTGGCAAGATCGTTAGACGCAGTGAGTGCTGCAAAGTAGATCGTCTCAAAAATTTCTTTATTCAGTTTCTGTGCTTCAAGACTCTCAAAAGGCATAGATAACATTGCAAAAGTATCTGCTAAGCCTTGAACACCAAGACCAATTGGACGATGTCTTAAGTTTGAAGTTTTAGTTTCAGGTGTCGGGTAATAGTTGACATCAATAACTCTGTTCAAATTAACTGTCATTTGATATACAACTTCATATAATTTTTTAAAGTTATATGTTCTCAGTTTTTTATTTTTTTCTCGAACTTTTCCTGAAGGGACATCAATAAATTTTGGCAATGCTACAGAAGCTAAGTTACAAACCGCGGTTTCCTCTTTACTAGTGTATAAGAGGACTTCACAACACAAATTTGAGCTTTTAATCGTTCCTAGATTTTTTTGATTGGATTTGTAGTTTGCGGCATCTTTGTATAACATATAAGGAGTACCTGTTTCAATCTGTGAATCCAAAATCTTTTCCCAAAGTTCTCGTGCTTTGATTGTTTTGATAGCCTTTCCATCTCTTTCATATTTGGTATAGAGTTCGGTAAATTTTTTATCTTCAGGTGAGTCATAAGCATCAATCAAACCTGGCACTTCATCTGGAGAAAACAACGACCATAAACCATCGGACTCAACCCTTTCCATAAACAGATTAGGTGTCCACATCGCCAAGAATAAGTCACGAGCCCGCATTTCTTCTTTTCCGTGGTTTTTTCTCAAATCTAAGAAGTCAAATACGTCAGCATGCCAAGGTTCGAGATAGACCGCAATTGATCCTTTTCTCCTACCCCCACCATTGTGAACAATACCAATATTTGTTGTATAATTTGGTATTTGTTCTATTTCTAAATCGTAAACCTCAGTATCTGAATTTGTTGTGTGTACGGATTCGATGGTAACAAATTTGACTTTATCTAAATCTAAATTTACAAATTCTGTTTGTAACTCACCATCCAATATTTGGTGATCTAATGCTATATTCAAGTTTTTCATTTTTTTATATTATTTTTATTTTTCCTTTGTGCCAAATGTAAAAGTTAAAATTATACCCTTTCAAAATACAACCATCTCTTTTACACAAATTTTTTTCCTTATCGATTTCAAAAGTTCTAATAGATTTAACTTCAATGATTCTATTTTCACTCTTGACATAGATATCAGGGTAATAATCCTTTAATTTTCCATTCATACTATATTGAATGGGTTGGTTTTCAAACCCTATTTTTAAATCTGGTCTACCATATTTTTCAATTAAAATAGGTATTACAAATCTTTCATACCCTTGAACTTTTATTTTTTCATTTCCAATTTCTAACATATACGATTTGAAACTACCCTCTAACTCACGTCTGCATTTTTCAGAACATGTTTTTCTGAAGTCTCTATGAGTTAGTCTTGATAAACAAGTTTTACCACAAACACTACAATTTGGAATTTCTTCTATTCCATTAAGAAACATATCAATTTTTTGTCTTCTAGGAATTGAATTATCAAATAATTGATCAACTTTTTCGGCCAAAATGTAATTATTTTGAATTATTTGTGATATTGTCCCACATTTCTTTTGACTTTTTAATTGTTCTTCGGTCAATGAATTTTTAAACTTAATCAAATCAGTTTCAATATAAATGTTTTCAATATTAACTATAGACCCATTTTTGTTATAACCTTTAGACCAACCATTAAAATGTTTATAACCATTTTCGTCTGATGGAATTGATTCCATATTATAAAACTTTAAATACGATAATTCATCGAATGGTATACCATAGAGATTCTTTTTTTTTGCCCAATCTAGTATTTGTTTAGTAATGTGCGGATGGTGGGTAATCATATAACCATACTTCTTTTTTTTCCCCGATTTATCATCTGAATAAAAATTTTTCATACTCCTATTTCAAAATAAATATCAAGGTGGAGGTCAAAGTTAATTCAATTTAATCAAAATATCATCAGTTGTCAAATTTTTTGCTTCGATCCATTCGGGAAGAATTAATTTACTCTGAATTTTTTTATTCAAATCGTTGTGTTGTTTACCATTTTTAATCGCAAGATATAAATGTCCATCTGTTACGATGTTTTCACCCACTGTAGTTTTGATAACAACTAAGTCTCTATCTTTTTTTTCAAACTTATTGACTTTTGAAACATTCCTAAATGACCCATCAGAGGTGAGTACTTGATCTCCAGTAACTATTTCAGAAATCATCTTATTACCCTGTGAAGTTTCTATTTGAGTTTCAGGTACAAAACACTGATCAACATAACGGGCGGTTTCATTGAAGACCTTTAACATCGGTACAATACCATTTGAACTTCCGTTAGTACCTTTAATATAAGAGCCTTTAGCTCTGATTTTATGGATGTTTACTCCGATACCCCCAGCATTCTGTGAAATTACAGCACAGTCTGATAATGTTTTATAAATTCCAGGAATTGAGTCATCGTCAATATCCAACAAGAAACACGAACTTAGTTGTGGTCTTTTTGTACCCGCATTAAAAAGTGTTGGTGTTGCGTGAGTAAACAATCCTTGAGACAACATATCGTAGGTCTTTTGAACCATTTCCAAATCGTCTAACCAAATACCTACGGCAACTCGCATGTATAAATGTTGTGGTGTTTCCGCAACCTCACCAAACATTTTCAACAAGTAACTCTTCTCCAATGTTTTAAAACCAAAGTAGTCAAAGTTGAAGTCTCGATCATGTACGACCATAGCATCCAACTCTTTTGCGTTCTTTACAATTACTTTGTATACATCATCTGAAATCATACCAGCCTTTTCACCAGTTTTTGGATTGATGTAGTGGTATAATTTGTCAGCTGTTGCGGTGAATCTTTTATCGACTCTTTTATACAACGAGGTGATCGCAATACGAGCCGCAAGTGTTGAATAGTCTGGGTGACTGGTCACTAGTGATGCGGATGTCTCAGCAGCTAACCTATCCAATTCTTCGGTTGTGACACCATCATACAAACCAGCAATTACTTTTTTGGAAACCTCAAAGTAGTCCACATAGTCTTCGTTCAAACCATAGGTTTGTTTTTTTATTCTTGATGAAATTTTTTCAAACTTCACATATTCTCTAGTACCGTCTCTTTTTACAACTTCCATTGTTTTTAATTTTTAAAAATCCTCTTCAAAATTTATTTCTTTAGTTTCAATTACATCACCCACACCTCTTTTAGAATAATCTGAAACTCTCTTCTCAAAGAAGTTTGTCTTATTCTCCAAAGCGATATTTTGCATAAAATCAAATGGGTTTTCAGAATTATAAACCTTACCAATACCTAAATCAACTAGCAACCTATCTGTAACATATTCCAAATATTGACACATCAATTTTGCATTCATACCAATAAGATCTACT